CTGACCGGGGGGATGTATGAATGAAATCTCCGAAGAAGCGCGGCGTATCTGTCACAGGCGCATGGTTGCCGAACTCGTTGGACTTCCTGCGATCACGCGCCTGCGCGGAACTCTCCCCGCACGCGGCAAAGCTGCTGCTCGACCTGATGGCGCAACTAGGCCCAAACGCGACCAGAAACGGCGATCTGAGCATCGCGCCCAAGCTAATGGCTATTCGTGGATGGACCAGCAAAAGCAGTCTGTCGGCGGCTATCCAAGAACTTCTGGACGGGGGGCTGATAGCCAAGACTCGGCAAGGATCACGCCTCGATTGCAGTCTGTTTGCGCTGACCCTCTACCCATTGGACTGCGACCTGTCGAAGCTGGACGTAAAGCCGGGAACGTACAGGACGACGGACTACATGGGCGACGGCGCAACTCTCTCAGCACCACCGACAGAGAACAATCCAGCGCACTGGCGACGGGCAAGAAAATTAAAAACGGTAGCCCCGCCACGGGACGATATACCTGCCAATCGTCCCGCCACGGGACGAAGTTCGTCGAAACAAATGCTGAATTAGGCGAGATCGTCCCGCCACGGGACGAAATACCCTGTTTTTCGGGTTCCTATCGTCCCGCCACGGGGCACCTATATAGATTAGCCATCTATAGCGCTGTTTTTAGTTGGCCTACAGGAAGGGAGGAAGCGAGTAAATGACCACAAGAGCTCACACGCACGGCATGGCGGGAAAGGTTGAACGCCCGACCTATAACCTCGAATTCTGGTTATCTGACGCACCGAAAAGATTCGAGGACGACGGCGAATACCTCTACATGAGTAAGCGCCATATGAATGGCGAGATTGGGGAACGGAGCATTGGCCTGCCGATAGCGGACCTCGCTGAGGTTGTCGCCATTCTCAACAAGATTCTGAAAGGGAATGCCAAATGAATGAACGTTTCTACGACCTGAGTTTTGAGAAGACCCCGGACGGCGTACGACTCACGCAAACCGACTGTGGCGAGGAATACGTCGTCGTCGCTCACCCTGACCAACTGAAATACATTGCTCGTCGTCTCTGTGGAATGGACGAAGCAACGGCGCGTCAGGTTTCGGATTTGGAGCGCAAATTGTCCGTCCTCACTGACCGCCTGGAAGCTCTTGTGACTGCCGGCTGGTTCCGCGATCAAATCATCAAGGAATGCGGCGACGGAATCGAAATGATTGCCAAGCTGGACGGCCTTGTCGATCTTGCTGTCGAAATGGACGGCGGGCGGCTACTCCCCTCCGAGCCGAAGCCGCTACCGAAGAAGGTGAGCAAGTTTCCGACACCGCAGCCGCCCGCGAATTTCCAGCAAGCGGACCTGCTGACTCAATAGCGAAACCCAGTGGGTTACGAGTCGGTTGCGACTGGTAACTCAAAGGCTAACCGGCCAGGCCGGGACCACTCCCGGCTTTCTTTCGCGCAAAATAATAACCATAGGTTATCGGTATTGACGTTTCAATAACTTTGTAGTAGGTTGATTGTCAATGCAACTCAGTTGCATTTGGAAAACAACATAGGGAACCCGACAATGAAACTCCACGAAATCAAAGAAAAACGGGCCGCACTCGTTACCGAGATGCGCGGCATTCTTGCGGCGGCTGGCTCCAATGCCCTGACCGCTGACGCTCAAACGAAATTCGACGGACTCAAGGCCCAAGTGACCGACCTCGAAGGTCAGGAAGCCCGCGCCCAATTCCTCGAAGATGCCGAGCGCCGCATGATGGGCGACACCGGCAGCGAACACCGCGACCGCGCCAGCCTGGAAGGCAATGTGTCTGTCCTGCGCGTTCTGCAAGCCCAAATGGAAGGCCGCGCCCTTTCGGGTGCTGAAGCTGAATACAGCCAGGAAGCCGAGCGCCGTTCGGGCCGCAAAGCCTCCGGTATCTACGTCCCGATGTCTGCCTTTGAGCAACGGGTTAGCACTGCCTCCGGGGCCGCTGACATCATCGGCACCGATCACCGCGCCGATCAATACATCGGGCCGATGCGGAACAACCTGCTGGCGCGTAAATTGGGCGTTCGCGTCCTCTCGGGCCTGACCGGCAGCGTATCGATTCCGAAGCATCAGACCTCCGTGACGACCGGATGGGTAGCGGACAACTCCGCACTCTCGGCCAGCGATATGGCGTTCGATCCTGTCACCCTCTCCCCGAAACACGCGGGCGGGCTGACCGAGATGAGCCGGCAACTGCTCCAACAATCGGCACCGTCGATTGAGCAACTGGTTAAAGACGACCTGGGCGCGATGCTGGCGCAAGCGATCGACTCCGCGATCCTGATCGGCGGTGGATCGAACGAACCGGACGGCATCATTGCGACTTCCGGCGTACAGACCGCGAACCTCGCCACCCTCTCGTGGGCCAACGTCCTGGCGATGCTGCAAAAGCTAGACATCGTGAATGCCGATGCCGTCAATTTCGTCGGTTCGACCAAGGTCAAAGCCAAGCTGATGGGCACCCTTAAGGCATCCGGTATCGCCGGCTACCTGATGGAAGGCGGCAAGATGGCCGATTTGCCCTGCTACTTCTCGAACCAACTGGCCGAGAAGACCGGCACGCCGAACACCGGACGCCTGATTGCCGGCGACTTCTCCCAAGTCCTCCTGGGCATCTGGTCGGAAGTCGATTTGCTGGTTAATCCGTACTCGGAAACGGCTTACACCAAGGGCAACGTCCTTGTCCGTGCCATGAGCACGGTGGACGTCGCGCTGCGTCACCCTGACGCCTTCGTGTTTGCCGAAGACATCACGATCTAAGGGGAATCCATGACTTACGAAATCCGCACAGGCCAAAGCCTGCAAACCGCCCAAGGCCGTTTGGTTGGATACGCGGCGGTATTCAACACCCCGTCGCTCGACCTGGGCGGATTCCGTGAAGTCATCAAGCCGGGGGCGTTCACTCGCGCCCTGGCCGATTCGAAGCATGTCCGCGCCCTGTACAACCACAACGAGGATCAAGTTCTCGGGCGTGTCGGGGCCGGCACCCTGCGACTGACCGAAGATGACAAGGGGCTTCGTTATGAGCTTGATTTACCTCCTACCACTTATGCCCGCGACCTTGCTGCTCTGGTTGATCGTGGAGATGTGGCGGGCTGTTCGTTCGCTTTCCGTGTTCGACCTGATGGGGAACGATGGGACAACCGAGCCGAAGGCGTAATCCGCGAACTGCTCGACGTCGAACTCTCCGAAATCACGATCACGGCGAATCCGGCCTACCCGGACACCAGCGTTGCGAAGCGTTCCATGCCGTGTTTCCTGCTCACGACCAATAACCGCCTCTGGCTGGAGACTGTATGAACCTGATCGAACGCGCCCTCTCGGCCATTGGATTTGAAAAACGCGCCATTGACGGCGACCCGTACTGGGAGAACTTCAAGGCACTAAGAACCGGGGCCGTCACCCCGACGACCGCCGAATCGCTCTCAACCGTGGCGTCGTGTGTTTCCGCTATCTCGGAAACCATCGGGAGCCTGCCGCTACACCTCTACAAGCGCACGGAGACGGGCCGGGAACGTATCTCTGACCACTCCCTCGCCAAAGCCCTCCACGACGCGCCCAACGAGCGCCAAAGCGCCTTGGAATTCCGCGAACTGATGACGGCGAATATGCTGCTGCGGGGCAATGCGTATGCAAAAATCATCCGTGGCAATGATGGCCAGGTAAAACAACTCCTGCCGATCACCCCGGACCGTGTGACCGTCCTCGACCTGTCGAATGGGCGTCTCGGCTATGAAGTCGTCAATGACGACGGCAAAGTCGAAAAATACACGCAAGACGAGATATTCCACCTGCGCCACCGTTCGGACGATGGCGTTCTCGGCGTCTCCCCGATCACCCGCAGCAAGGCCGTAGTCGAACTGGCACTCGCTGAACGCGACCACGGCGTCGAAACCTTCCGCAACGGTTCCAAGTTGCTAGGCGTCCTGACGGCACCAGGCAATCTGAACACCGATCAACGCAGGCGCATTGCCGAAAGCTGGAAGGCGTACAAGGCAGGGGGAACGCCGGTTCTTGATGGCGGCATGGACTACAAGACGGTTTCCATGACCCTGGAAGATGCTGAATGGATCGCCGCCCGCCAGTTGAGCGTGGAAGAAGTCTGCCGACTGTTCCGCGTTCCTCCCACGATTGTGGGCGATCTGAGACACGGCAACTACAGCAACACCAGCGAACTGTTCCGCCAGTTCGTGACCCTCTCCCTGCGTCGTCACCTACTGGCCTGGGAACAGGCGATTAGCCGGCAACTACTGACCGAAGCCGGGAGACGCATCTACTTTGCCGAACACAGTCTAGAGGGACTGCTGCGAGGCGATAGCACCACCCGCGCCAGCTTCTACCATCAGGCGATTACGGATGGATGGATGCTGATTGATGAAGTTCGACAACTGGAAAACCTGCCGAGGTTGAGCCATGAGAACACACAAACCGCCAACAACGTTTAAGCCGACGACTCGGACGCTGTACGAGAAGCAACAGCGCAACGGTCGGACCTTGCCCCTTAACGGCAAAGCCTGGGCCACCCTGCGTGAAAGCGTACTGAGGGAACAGCCCTTGTGCGAAATCTGCCTGACTGACGACGAGCGCCCTGTGATGGCAACAGATGTCCACCACATCGATGGCGACCCGACCAACAACAGGCGCGGCAATCTGCAATCCCTCTGCCATGCCTGCCACTCTGGTTTAACGATGGCCGAGCGATGGGCCAGCACTCATATCAAAGGCTGTGATGTACATGGGATGCCACTCGACCCGCGTCATCCGTGGAACCTTGAAAAATCGCCAGCAACCAACAACGCCGAACCGTACGCCCCCCTTCACGCGCAAGGACGCAGTTCAAAATGAACCCACCGAAACCGACCGCCCTTAAGGTGCTGGCAGGGAACCCCGGCAAGCGCCCTCTGAACGCCTCTGAGCCGGATTCTGGCGTCATTGATACCCACCCCCCTGCCGAACTCTCGGACGCCGCCAAAGCGCACTGGACGCGCCTCGCGCCCATGCTGGCAAAGTCAGGCGTACTCAAGCAATCCGACCGCGATCTGCTGTTCTGCTACTGCGAAACCTTCGCTGTGTGGATGGATAGCGTACGGGCCGGGAAACTCAATGTTCCGATGCTCACTCAGGTTCGGCAAATGCTCAACGAAATGGGCATGACACCTGCCGCCAGGACGCGGATCGTGGTCGACAAGCCGGTAGAACAGAGCGATGGCAAGGCGCGGTTCTTCGCCTGAATTCCTCTACGACGAGGCCGCAGCGGATCGCGCTGTCGCCTTCTTCGCGGAATGCCTGACGCACACCACCGGAGAATGGCGCGGCAAGCCCTTTATCCTCTCCGACTGGCAGGCCGCTATTGTTCGCCAGATATTCGGATGGAAACGCCAG